AGTGATAACCAAACTAGCTTAACTGCTGGCTCAACTTACTTTGTACAACCTAACGGCACTCTTGCTACCAGTGCTGGAGTACCCCCTGTACTTGCTGGTAAAGCAGTCTCAGCAACAAGCCTGTTGTTGTATGGGTTAGACGAAATACCAAGTCAATCAGGAAACACTGGTAAGTTTTTAACGACTAATGGTAGTGCTCCAAGTTGGGGTACTGTTGCCACTCCTGGTATGACGTTACTGTCTACTGTTTTAGGAAACGCAGGAGGATCATCTACAGTCGATGTGGAGACTACTTTCGACAGCACTTATGACTCATATGTAATAATGATTACAGGCCTTAATGTCGCTAGTAATGGAGTGCAAATCAGAGCAAGAATGAAGTTAGGGGGATCATATGTGACCAGTGGCTACCGCTACAATGTAGAGTATAAAGATTCGACAGCAACCCCAAACGTGAATCGTAGCACAAGCGCTGATAATTTAGCAATTGTAGGTTACGCTGAAAATGTAGCAACATCAGGAACAGGAGCTAACACTACAATAAATTTTTATACAGCTAATCCGTCAAACACTTCATTCAGTAAAATGGCAACGTGGGATTCTGTAGCGAAAGCCGGTAGAGCGAGAGGTAATCAAGGATTTGGAGATAATACGGGTTCAACAGCAGCTTTGACGGGTATACGATTTTATGCATCCTCTGGCTCGTTAGTTGGTGGCACATTCAGACTTTACGGCATAGCTAAATAAGGATACATATTATGACTAGACACCACGCAACATCCGAAGGAAACATACCATTCACAGAAGAAGAAGAAACAGCCCGTGATGCAGAAGAGGCCTTATGGGCAGCAGGCGCAGATGATCGTGCAGCAGCAGAGGCTAGAGATAATCGCAATAGCTTACTCGCAGCTACCGATTGGACGGCTAATTCTGATGTGACTATGACAACGGAAATGGCAGCGTACCGCACTTTGCTAAGAAATCTGCCAGCACAATCAGACTTCCCAACAACAATTAACTGGCCTACTGCGCCATGAGCCTGTATGGAAATATTGCAGCTAAGAAAAAACGCATTAAAGCTGGCTCTGGCGAAACAATGAAAAAAGCAGGGGCTAAAGGTAGGCCCACAGCTAATGATTTCAAGCAAGCCGCAAAGACAGCAAAGCCAATTAAGAAGAAATAGGATTAACAATGCCATTAATTCCACTAGATTTACCTGCTGGTATTTATCGCAATGGTACTGACTTGCAAAGCCAAGGGCGGTGGCGTGACAGTAATCTTGTGCGCTGGCATGACGGGACAATGCAGCCGATTCAAGGCTGGAGGCTTAGAAGCGATTCAGCAACCGCAAACATTACTAGATCATTAAGTGCCTGGTTAGACAATAGTGATAACAGATGGATAGCTGCTGGAACTTACCGCAAGCTATATATTTATGACGTTAATTCAGCTTTATATGACATAACGCCCACAGGCTTAACTGTTGGTACAGAAACTTCTATTGATGCAACAGCATTTGGTGGTGGCGTGTATGGCTCTGACGGCTATGGTGAGCCTCGTTTAGAACGCTCAACGGGTAATCCAGCGACAACGTGGTCATTAGATACATTTGGTCAAAACTTAGTCGCCTGCTCTAGCTCAGATGGTAAAATTTATCAGTGGACGTTAAGCACAAGTACAATAGCCGCACAGGTAACTAACGCGCCTGTTGGTAACGCAGGCATCATGGTGACTGATGAAAGATTCTTATTTGCTCTTGGTGCTGCTGGCAATCCAAGAAAGGTTCAGTGGTGTGATCGTGAAAATAACACGTTATGGACTCCTGCTGCGACCAATGAAGCTGGCTCAATAGAATTGCAAACTGTTGGACGCATTCAGTGCGGTGTAAAGGTTCAGAACCAAGCGTTGATTCTAACGACTACAGACGCGCACACAGCAACGTACTCAGGCCCACCTTACGTTTATGGCATAGAGCGTGTGGGCACTTCGTGTGGCATTGTGAGCGCACAGGGGGTTGCTGTAGTAGATATGGGCGCGGTGTGGATGGGCAAGGAATCATTCTTTATGTATTCAGGCGGCACAGTTAAAGAGCTAGAGTGTGACGTTGCTGACTACTTATACAGCGACATTAACGTATCTCAAATGGCTAAAGTTGTGGCAGTTTCAAATGCTAAATTTAGTGAGATTCGCTGGTTCTATCCAAGTGATGACAATACTGAAAACAATCGTTATGTCTCGTTTAATTATCAAGAAAACACTTGGACGATAGGCCAACTTGCTAGGACGGCTGGTGTTGACGCTGGGGTTTATCGTTACCCTATTTATGCTGACCCGACCAACAAAAAGATTTATGAACATGAGGTTGGATTTAATTACGATAATTTAATTCCATTTGCTGAATCAGGCCCGATTATGATTGGTTCGGGCGAGAACATTGCTAGCATAACTCAACTAATACCTGATGAACGAAATCAGGGTGACGTTACAGCAACGATTAAGTCTCGTTTCTATCCAAATGATACTGAGCGAAGCTATGGCCCGTTCACTATGTCTAATCCTGTGTCATTGCGTATTAGTGGCAGGCAGTTACGTTTGCGTATAGACACAGCCACTTCTGGCGATTGGCGCGTGGGCATTAACAGGGTTGAAGTTAAGACGGGGGGCAGGCGGTGAGTTTACAACAAATGCCACCTAAACCGATTGGCGAAAACTGGCTAAATTGGTCACAGCGTTTAGCAACATATCTAATACAAGTTAGGTCACAATTACGTCAAAAAGCCTCGCAAGAATCTGCGGCAGAAGATGGCGTTATATTGTGGGATAGAACTGTTGGATACCCTGTAATTTCTAAAAGCGGATTGTTTGCTGGTATTGAATTAAAGTCGCCTGGTTACACTGTGGCAGCGTTGCCCACAGGTGTTGTGGGTCAAAGAGAATATGTTACTGACGCATCTTCACCCAGTTTTGGCGCAGCAGTTTCAGGTGGCGGTTCAGTAGTTATACCTGTGTTTAAAAATGCCTCGGCTTGGGTCGTGGGTTAATAATGAATGAGCTAGAACGATGCAGAGGTTGGATAGAAAGCGCCCTTGAATATGGTGGCGGTACGCACACTTTTGAAGATGTGAAATGTGGTATAATCGAAGGTAAATCACAGCTATGGCCTGCGGCTAATTCCTGCCTTGTGACAGAGATAACGAAGCACCCACAAAAGAAAGTTTTACACATATTTTTAGGTGGTGGAGATTTAGAAGAAATTAAGTCAATGCAGCCAGATGTAATAGCATGGGCAAAGTCTCAAGATTGTGAAAGTTTAACTATGACAGGTCGAAAAGGCTGGTCTAAAGCATTAGCAGATATTGGCTGGAAATCACAGTTAGTTCTATTAGAAAAGAGGTTTTAAGAATGTCAAAAGGCGGCACGACAAGTACAGGTTCATCAACTGAAATACCTCAATGGGTGCAAGACGCTGGACGCAAGCAATATCAGACGGGTACTGAACTAGGACAAATAGGTTACACACCCTATTATGGTGCTGATGTTGCCGCATTTAATCCAATGCAAGAATCAGCTTTTCGATCTACTGGAACTGCGGCTGATGCGTTTGGCATGGGGCCAGCTTCCACAGTGCCTTCTGGAGCTACTTTTGGCCCTCACTCACCCACTTGGGCTACAGATGGTATTCCCACTGCACAGACGTTTGCTGGAAACATGAGGGGCTATTCGGGTATGCCCATGTATACCCAAGCCTTAAACACTTTACAAGAGCAACGTCCGTACCAGAAGCAGCAACTTGATCAGCAATTCACTGACCCAACAACAGGGTTAACGCCAGAAGGCCGTAAAATTCAGGACATTAATTCTTTATACAACGAAGCCTTTGGTCGCAATGTTGGGCTAGAAGGTGTTTCTACATACTTGCCTTTAGTTCAGCAGGGCATGACTCAGAACGAGTTACGCAGAGTTTTATACGATAGCCCAGAAGGTCGAGCATTAGGGAAATCATCATTAGGCGCACCGATTGAAATAGGTGTAGGCGGTGGCTTGTTAGGTGGCGCACCATACACTCCGCCTGTATTACCTTCTGGCTCTAGTGGTATTTTAGATTCTGTTGTAAGCCCAGCCGTTGTGCCGCCAACAATAGCTGATATTTCAGCAGGAGCAGCAACAGTAGACCCATCTATTGCAGCCGCAGCCGCAGCCGCAGCAGGGCAGCAGATGATCGGTAACACGCCAACTGATACTGATCTATCAACTGCAACACCCAGCACCTTTGATCTTTACGGCTCACAGATTGACCAGTTAATGCCCATCTATCAACAAGAGTTAGGTCGCGGAATACAAGACCCTGCGGCATTAGCATTTTATGGTGATATGTTAAAAAATGGCGTTTCTCCTGATGAAATACGCAGGCAAATCGCTGGCAGTTCAGAAGGTCAAGGTTTTGTAACTCCAGCAGAACAGGCAGCTATTAACGCTCAAAATCTAGGCTTTGGCGCAAGTTCAGTAACGGGTAATGCTTTTGATGATGATGCTCAAATTACAGCAATGAATGAACTTCTTGCAGCAAATAGAACAGGTCGAATTGATGATGGAACGCAATATGTAAATAATGACCAAGGCGATTTAATGAACGTATTTAAAGGCGCGCAAGAATATCGGCAAGGGTTTGTAAACGATTTAAGCGGTTTGCTAGACTCATTGACGGGTAGTAATGCCAACAGTTTAGTTTCATCATCAACTACTGATTCAAGTTACACCAATGGCAACAATGCCAATAACGTGACAGTGACACCTTATGGGTACAATGAACGTGATTATAAAAATAGATTTGTAAGCCCTTATTGATTAATTTTTTACGAAAACAAATGTTAGTAAGCATACTTTTTTAGTGCGACTAAAGTAGCAAAAGGAAATTATTATGGCAGCACCAGGCAACGGCATCCCGCAAAACATTTACCAGCAAGCCAACACTGGTATCACTAAAGCTGGTCAGGCTGCAATGACGGGTACTCAGTTTAGCCCGATGGCGATTACGGCTCCAACTGCTGCAACAATGAGCCAGTATTCAAACCCCTATGAAACGGGTGTGGTTAATCAAAACCTTGCTGACATTGAACGATCACGTTTGTTAGCTCAGAACAACATGGGCGCACAGGCCACAGCCGCTAACGCTTTTGGTGGCGCAAGGCATGGTATTGCAGAATCAGAAACTAATCGTGGCTTTGCAGATCGTGCAGCCGCTATGTCTGGTCAGTTAAGGCAGCAAGGTTATAACACCTCGCAGCAAATGGCACGACAAGCACAAATGCAGAACCAGCAAGCGCAGTTACAAGGCCAGCAGCAGCGTATGGGTGCAGCTAGTCAGTTAGGCACTTTGTCTAACTTAGGCTTTGGTATGGGCCAACAGATTGACGCTCAGATGCAAAACCAAGGGCTACAACAGCAAGCGGTTCAGCAAGCGGTGATTGATGCAGCTAAAGCTAGATATGCTGGATATACAGCACAACCAAACCAAGCATTAAACATGCCATTACAAGCGTTAGGTGCTGCGCCTTACAATACAAGCACGAATCAAACCCAAGGGTATTCGCCTGGTTTATTTGATTACTTAACACTTGCAGCAGGGCTTTAATTATGGGCTTATTAGATAGTATTGGCGGTTACTTAGGGAATGAAGAAAATCGTTTAAGGCTAGCCTCTGGGTTTAACAACATGAGTGGCAACCCTAACGCTGGAAACATTCAAATTGGTATTAACCAGCGTCTTAAAGGTTTGAGTGATGATCGCAAGCTAAAGGCTGCACAAAAGTTAGCCACAACTCAGGCAACAGGTCAAAGAAATAAAACGGCTGCCATGCTTATAGCTAAAGGTGGAAAATACGCAGAAATAGGCAATCAACTACAAAATGGTTCAATAAC